CCATAAATTTAGTTTTATTCCACGAGAGCCGCCGGGTGTGGCAGCAGACTGTTAATCTGTGTCGAAAGACTAGCTGGGTTCGAGTCCTAGTCGTGGAGCCCTTGATAAATATCTATATGTATAAATGTATAGAATGTAGTAAATCTTTTGCCAGTATTATGGCACTAAGTGGTCACAGTTTAAAGACCCGTTGGTAGTTTGGAAACGAACAGAACTGACGGAGATGAAGTTAATATAGTGAGTTGGATGAGAGGTTTAAATCAGCACCCTGCTAAGGTGCAGTTCGTAGTAATATGGGCCGTGGGTTCAAATCCCACACTCACTGCCAGCCGTAAGGGTCACAGGGTTCGACTCCCTGACGCTCCGCCAAATATTATACTCTGGGTTACCCGAAGTATAATTATAAACTCTCCCTTGTATACGGAGTATAATGTTATAAGTAGTATACAACTAAATTTAGGTCTTAAAGTGTTCACGGACGCACACGACACTGTCACTGTCGAAGAAGGGGATCGTTACCCCTTAAGACCGCCAAGTTAGTATAAGCGGGATTCGTAAAATGGTATTACCTTAGATTTCCAATCTAAAGTCAGGAGTTCGATTCTCCTATTCCGCTCCAGTTTTAAGTATACAGCACAGTCTGTATGATAAGTAAAATATGGCCCCGTTAGTTAAATGGTATAACTGCTGTTTTGTAATCAGCGGTCGGCAGTTCGATTCTGTCACGGGGCACCATATAAAAGCACACTCAAAGACTCTACATAGTAGAGGAACCGGTTAGCTCACCGGACATTTGACGAGCACGAGTGTGTCAGTAGAGTAAAATGCCCCGGTGGTGAAATTGGTAAACACAGCGGTCTTAGAAGCCGTAAGCTGAGAGTTCGAGTCTCTCCCAGGGCACCAATATTTTTAACAACAAAAGGAACATATGAATGACAAGACACATAGCCGAATAGGACTTCTTGACAACGAGAAAATTGTTGACAACATCGGAAATAGGTTTACTATGGTAGTTATTGCTTCGCAAAGAGCAAGAGAGCTTGCAAGGCAACATAGATACAAAGATGATGGTACTCAATTTAATGCTCCTATTTCGGCATTGCTTGAAATTCAAAACAGTCAAATTGGCTTAGAGTATATTCGAAAAATTAGATAACTCCGATTGGTGAAATGGTATCACTCTTGGTTTGGGACCAAGGAGCGCAAGTTCGATTCTTGCATCGGAGACCAAAATTGGGGGTTTAGTGCTAATGGGAACACGCTGCCTTTGCAAGGCAGAGTTAAGGGTTCGATCCCCTTAACCTCCACCATTTACTATGTCAATGCAGGCTTGCTAGCGGTACAGACATCAAGGCGTCATGTCATTCCGTAGCGAGGTTCAATTCCTCGATTGATACCACCTTATAATGCGGGAAGGGTCCGGTCACCACTCCGGTCTCATAAGCCAGGAGCATCCCAGGTTCGAATCCTGGACCCGCTACCAATAAGGAAGTTTGGCTGAGTCCGGTTTATGGCACTAGTCTTGATTTATAGATTTGATAAATAATGTATAGGAGAAATATATGTTATTTTGCAAACACTGTAATAGAGAGTTCAAAAACGCTGGGGGTCTTGGATCACATGAACCTTTCTGTAAATTAAACAAAGACAGAGTTCAGAGAACAAGATCGCCTTTAGCTGGTGCTAAAAAAGGATGCATACCCTGGAATAGAGATCAAACCGCCGAAACAGATAGTAGAATTAAAAGCGGTGAAGACCACTTGTTATTTGGCGTTAAATTTGGTGCATCCAAAACTGGTTATCACACCCAAGAAGCTAAAGACAAATTATCGATTATTGCAAAAAACCGTGGCTTGGGTGGCTATGTAAAAGGCTCCGGGCGTGGTAAAAAAGGATGGTATAAAAATATATTCTGTGATTCCAGTTGGGAACTAGCATATGTAATATACACTTTGGACCACGGAAAATCCATTGAAAAAAACGAGCAATTTAGAACATACGATTATGAAGGCGTTGTAAAAAAATATCTGCCAGACTTTATAGTTGATAATAAAATTATAGAAATAAAAGGGTATAGGTCCCCACAGTGGGAAGCCAAGTTGAAATGTAACCCTGATATAGATGTTCTATATAAAGAAGAAATGAAGCCAATTCTTGAATATGTAATCCAAAAACATGGCAAAGATTTTATAAAGTTATACGGAGGATAGGGGCGCAGGGCGCTGAGCGGTCTTGAAAACCGTCCCATCTAGGAATAGGTGAGAGTTCGAATCTCTCAGCTTCCGCCAAAAATACTAGTTATTATAAAGCACTTTCTATCCGAAAGAAGACATGTGGGTTCATCCATGAAAATTGCTTTATAATACACTTTTCTGGACTGGGGATTCCTGGTTGACGTATAGCGTGGAGAGTGTATCGGAAGTTGCCCACTACAGCGGTCTGTAAAACCGTCCCTAAAGGTAGTGAAGTCAAGGCACGTGGAGCGTTACCATCAACTTCCACCAATTTTGCGCTTTAGTGTAACGGCAACACATCCCCGAATGGGCTGCTTAAACGGTTCGATTCCGTTGTATGTTGGACAAGCATCATTGAAGTATAGGGTTCGACTCCCTGGCGCAAATTTATTTTTGGAGACTGAAACTTAACAGTTGATTCATTCCTAGCCCTGACACAGGGTGGCAGCTGGTCAAAGTTAAGCGGATAAAGTGGACGACATATAGGTAAGTGACTCGGCTAACGCTGATATCGGCCGCCCGTGTGTAGGCTGTCTCCATCCTTGTTTTGCATCCTTAGCTCAGGGGTAGAGCGTTTGATTTACATTCAAAGGGTCCGCGGTTCGAAACCGTGAGGATGCACCAAGTTTTGTAAGTGTTAGCAAGAGAAAGTCACGCTGTCTAGGTTTGTTCGAACTACCGAAACAGTAAAAGGCCACATTGGAAGAAAAAAATCTCTATAGTTTAAAGGAAGAACGCCAGCCTTTCACGCTGGTAATGCGATGTCGGGATTCGCTAGGGATACCAAATAATAATGTAAAGCGGAGTTCGATTCTCCGTAGCGTTACCATATATAAACACATTTGATTCCCCTGTAGCTACCTTTGGGAGTTCGAAAGAATCAACGTAGCCAAATGTGTTTATATATGGTATTATGAAGGAGTAATTACCTTCACCATATTCGGAAGTCATGACTCCGAAGAATCCGTAGTCGTCTAATTGGCAAGACAGGCCCGTCACTGGCGCCCAATGCAGGTTCGAGTCCTGCCTACAATGAGTTTGCATATTGAAACACATTAGAACACGCCCCTAGTACCCAGCATGTCGAATCAATGGCGGAATGTTGAGTGTATTTCAATATGGTATAAAAAACATACTTGATCCTAGACATAGTCTAGGTAGTAAGGACAGGACACCATCCGTTCAATGAAAAAGTCTCAAGTGCGTTTCCATATGGTATAAAAATATTCTGTCTAACTTGTCAACATATAAATAGTATTATGATTTACACAGACAAGTTTGCCTTTATACATATTCCAAAAACATCTGGGATGAGTATAAAGAAAAGTATAAAACTAAATTGTCCTGATGCAATATACATGCCTAGGAATACATTTAGCACAGCAAACTTTATACCTAGTGAAGATTGGCGTATAGTCATGCACTACCCCTACAGCTATTGGGAATTATATACTCAAGATAAATGGGTATTTTCAGTTGTAAGGAACCCATTTATCAGAGCTGTTAGTTTTTATGTTTACTTAAAGACAACTTATACTTCGTCAAGCAAGTTTACTAGTTTAACCTTTGAAGAATTATATACTAAAAAAGAAAATGCGCATATAGACATTTCAAGCACTTCTCAAACTAAGTTGTTAACTGGTAACAATAATAACATGGTCCCAAATATTTTTAAATATGAAGATGGCTATGCTGACATTGAAGATATATTAGGTTTTAAGATATCTCAAAAAATTAATATTACTCCAGCATATAATTATTTAGACTACTACAACGAATCTCGAGAAAAGTTAATCATTAACTTATTTGAAGAAGATTTTGAAAACTTTAATTACAGCACTATCTTAACATAAAAGGATACTATACATTGAAAATTACTAGTATAAAAAAGAACTGGATTAGTGAAGTTAATGATATTGACTGCGGAAATCTTTCTAATACAGAAAAAGAAATAGTATACGATTTGTACGCAACTCAAAAGGTTGTTATTTTTAAAAATCAAAATTTAAATAATATACAATTAAAAGAATTTTGTAGTATATTTGGGAATGTTTGGGACAGCTCGAAAGAAAAATATAGCGGTCTAACTCAATCTATAAATCAAGGGCACGAAGATAATTTTGTTGAAACAGTAAGTGAAAGCGGATTATTAAAGTCTGGAACAATTCCTTGGCATATTGATCTTACACACTTTCCTTCGCAACTTCTTCCTAATAGAATTTTATATGCTATTGAGTTAGAAGGAGCGCCCACAGGTACAAAATTTGTTGACACTATCCAGGGTTTACATTTAATAGATAATTCAGTTCGAGAGTTTTTAAAAGAAGCAACAGCATTATGTAAGGCACCATACACAACTCCGTGGGACTGCTATGTGCGGCGCCCAGCTATAAATTGGCATCCGGTACACAATGATTATGGATTAGTTGCTGATGAATTATTTACTCAATGGATAGATGGTCTTCCGGAAGGAACAAATTATATAGAGTGGTTTCGAAATAACATAATTAATAAAATGATAAGCGACGAAACCATGTATCTACATAATTGGAGTATTGGAGATTTAGTAATTTACGATAATTGGAGTACTATTCATTATAGAGATGCGTTTATAGGGAAGCGTAAATTAAAAAGGGTTACTTGGGATCAAGATTGGTGCAAGTATATTGGAAATAAAAATATTGTATCTAAATTGTTAAAGAATCACTTGACAGATGATAAATAACTGTGTATAATAAACACATACAACGAAATAAAAGAGAAATGAAAATGACTACACAACAGAAACACATGCAGAAACATATTTGCATTCGCTGGTTTAGCGAAGGGGGTTCCTGTTGACGTCTTAGTTTTCATAACTAAAAGTTAAACAAAACCCCCGAAGTAGATAATACTCCGGGGGTTTTTTATTGCGTAAAGGAAAAATAAAGTTTTATGTATCGCTAGTGTAATGGCAGCACCTTAGTGTGCCTCTCTTAGAGTGTGCCCCGCAAGTCCGTAGTGAAACTAGGCATCACCGCGAACTCCAAATCCGCTATTTTCCGTTCAAATCGGAACGGACTTGCAGGGTACATTTTATCAAACTCTTCTATTTTTGCCATGAGATCAAGCAACGACAATGAACATTGCGTGTTTTTGCTTTGATTTGCTACATGTTGCATTAGTTGACAATTAGCAGGATGAGATATGATACAGGGATCGACATTATTTTTAAAACCGTGCGTTACGGAATACATATGATCTCTAGAAATACCGTTAATATTTTTAATCCCTTTTCTGGAACCAGGAGTTGAGTACCAGCCATGATTTTGAATTAATCCAGAAGCAGTTTGAAACCAATCTGGATATGAACTAATACCAAAATTAAACCTACATTGGTAAGAATATTGTTTTTTGGTATCAATAATATCGGGATGAATTGTTTTTACAGTTTTAGAATACCAAGTTTTTCCAGTAAACTTACATTTACATAGATATATACGAGTATATTCACCTAAATATTCTACTGAAACTTTTTCATATTTGGCTAATAGCGTAGTTCTAATTTTTAGTTTAGTGCTATCGGATAGTATTCTACCAGTATTAAGATGGCTAGCCCGACATGACTTACAGCAGAATTTAGGATTGAGTGTATTTGTTTTACAATACAAACATTTTTTAATTTGTCGTTTTGTTGAATGCTTGGAAGAGCAAGCAACGGAACAAAATTTTCGTATGCAGTTTTTATTTGTCCTCAGAGGGAAAAACATTGATTGACATTGATTACATTTAAACATATGTTTATTTATCATTTCGTTGGGTCGGGGTTCGAGTCCCTGGCGGTATGCCAAGTTTAATGCTTCGTAGCTCAGTGGTAGAGCAAACGGCTGATAACCGTTAGGTCACTGGTTCAATCCCAGTCGAAGCAACCATGTGTTCGTAGCTCAGAGGAAGAGCATCTGGCTTTTAACCAGAGGGTCGAGATTTCGAAATTCTCCGGACACACCAGATTTGATGGGGGTTAGTTAAATGGTATAACAGCGGATTTTGATTCCGCTATCACAAGTTCGATTCTTGTACCCTCTGCCAGTGTTATGTGCGTGTGTAGCCGAATGGTTAGGCCCGAGATTGCAAATCTCGATCATGCAGGTTCGACTCCTGTCACGCACTCCAGTTTAGGTAATGTAGCTCAGTTGGTTAGAGCATACGGTTCATACCCGTAGGGTCGGTGGTTCGAATCCACCCATTACCACCAAGTTTGCCCCTGTAGCTCAATTGGACAGAGTGTCGGTCTTCGAAACCGCGGGTTGGGAGTTCAAATCTCTCCGGGGGCACCAGTTTTATGGAGTTTGTGATGTAATGGTAGCATCAGAGATTGTGATTCTCTTTGCGTGGGTTCGATTCCCATCATTCTCCCCAAGTTTGCAACTTTAGCTGATATGGTTATAGCGGTGTCTTGAAGCGACATTGAAGTAGGTTCAATTCCTACAGGTTGCACCATTATGGTTGACAGCGGCACAAACGGTGCTATAATATATATATAAAGCACAAAAAGCACAAGATGAACTATAACCACTTAGTAGAACCAGTAAAAAGTTTTGAAGAATTGCAGGGACAGATTCTTTGTAAAGTAGTAAATTTGGGCGGTGATGAACTACGGTTTCACCTAACTGAACAGCACTATGTGAGAATGTATCACAGTCAGGATTGTTGCGAGTCAGTGTACATCGAAGACATTGTAGGCGACTTAGATGACCTAGTAGGAACTCCACTGTTGCTGGTTGAAAAAGTCAGCAGCTACGAAGGTGAGAGTAGATCTGAGGAAAGTGAAACTTGGACATACTATCGTTTTAGAACTATCAAAGGCAACGTAGACATTCGCTGGTACGGAAGTAGCAACGGATACTACAGTGAAAGTGTAGATATTGAAATTGTAGGTAAGGAGTAAAAATGCGTAAACTAGCTTCTATTCGTAAAATTGATACTATTCGCCCAATTGAAGGTGCGGATGCTATTGAATGTGCAGTTATTGGTGGTTGGACTGTGGTTGTTAAGAAAGGCGAATTTGCCGCTGGCGACCTAGCAGTCTATTGTGAAATTGATTCATGGATTCCGCATGCGCTAGCACCATTCCTCAGCAAAGGCAACGAGCCGCGAGTGTATGACGGTATTGCAGGCGAACGCTTGCGTACTATTAGACTGCGTGGACAACTATCGCAAGGATTGTTGCTGCCAGCAAACATCGGCGGTATTTGTGTTCTTGGTCTTGAAGTAGGAATGGATGTTTCTGCTATCCTTAGTATCACCAAGTATGAAGCTCCTATTCCTGCATGTCTTGCTGGTGAAGTTAAAGGTATGTTTCCAAGTTGGCTTCAAAAGACTGATCAAGAACGTATTCAGAATCTAAAGGAAGAACTTGCATACTGGGCTAAAGAACAGCATGCTTGGGAAATTACTGAAAAGCTAGACGGTGCGTCAATGACAGCTTACTTGCGTGATGGAGAGTTTGGAGTTTGTTCACGTAATCTTGATCTCAAGCCAAGCGAAACTAACAGCCTGTGGAAAGTTGCAGTTGCCAATGATCTAGAATTAAAACTTCGTCGTGCTAATCGTAATATTGCATTGCAAGGTGAACTGATTGGAGAAGGTATTCAAGGTAATCCATATAAGAGCAAAGGACAAGATTTTTTCTTGTTTGACATCTACAATATTGATACCAACAAGTACTTTACTCCTGCAGAACGAAAAGCATTCGTTGATGAGTTTGATATTAAACATGTGCCTGTTCTTGGAACCCTCACAATGGATGAGTCAACTACCATTGCTGATCTGCTAATGTCTGCAGAAGGTAAGTCAGTTATGGGAATGGTTGGTTGTGAACGAGAAGGACTTGTGTTTAAGATTCTAGATATGCAATGTTCGTTCAAAGCAATTTCTAATAAGTTCTTATTGAAAGGCGGTAATTAATATGGACAAAGTAATTAGAGACGGAAAAGTTGCTGTACTATACAGTCCAGGGCACGGCGCTGGTTGGAGCTCTTGGGGCCACGGCGACTATGGCAACAAAGCGCTGTTTGATCCTATGGTAGTACAGTGTGTTGAAACAGGAGACTTTGATAAGTTGAACACTTACATGACTCTTTGGTATCCAGATATGTACACAGGCGGCATGGACAGTTTGGAAATTGCTTGGCTTCCAGAAGGTACATTGTTCCGTATAAATGAATATGATGGTAGTGAAAGTATTGAAGTAAAAGAAGAAATGGATTGGATGATAGCATGATGTATATTAATAAACGAGATGTAGAAAAGATTTTAGAAGTTATGAACAAGTTTCCAGACGCAGAATCCTTTGCGCTAGCACATGAAGCTAGTTCAGGTATTGGCAGTGTAATTACCCTTACTATTCGAACGCAAGTAAATGAGTTAGACGGTGAGTTTAATGTAGAAATTGCAGGCGTGGAAAATTGGTAATGAAAATTAAATTTGATAAACAAACAATGCCAGACGAACTGTACAATTCGCTACTACAGCACTTTGTAAATGAAGCAGTAGGGCTTGGTGTAGAAGTAAACAAGTTTACCCAATTTAATGATTGGATTGTTGAATGTAATATAGATGCAAAAGCATCAGTACATTAAATAGGTTGACAACGGCCTATAATATGTTATAATGTACGTATAAACAAAAAGAGGCTCACAATGGCAGATATTTGGGTAATCAGCGATACACACTTTAATCACGCAGGTATCTTGAACTTCACCGACTGTGACGGCAAGGCTACTCGTGGCGATCGTTTTACGGACGTGACGGATATGGACGAGCAAATGATTACCAACTGGAACAGTGTTGTTAAGCCTGGTGACAAAGTCTATCACCTGGGTGATGTGTTGTTTGGTATGGACAAGCCGGCGTGGTTGGATGCTAACTTCAACAGATTGAACGGCAAAAAGCGTTTGGTTGTTGGCAACCACGACAACATCAAATTGTTGGGCAACTACTTCAGCGAAGTTATGCTGTGGAGAATGTTCCCCGAGTTTGGTTTGTTGCTGACTCACGTTCCTGTACACAACAGTACATTGGGCGAGAGTCATAGATTTGGCGAAGGCAGTATGTTAAATGTACACGGACACATTCACCAAAATCCTCCACCGTCGCCTAGCCACAGATGTGTAAGTGTAGAGCAAATCAACTACACACCTATCAACATTGACGAGTTAAGAGTACGATGAGTGACTTTGGATTTTACCTAGTAGCAGGAGTGTTGATTGTATTGTTCTATGGTGAGCCAGACTTACATGACGCACTAATATCCTATCTAATGAGGGACTAAATGTTTGAACATCGTCTGTATGACATTGAAAAGTGGGAACAGGGCAAGATTAGATCTTGCTCTGTACTCCATCTCGTGCTATAATATATACATTGCAAGGATACATAGTCTTTGACAATCACTAGAAATAGAACCGGAACAATTATGCGAACACAGCCACAAAGTATTATTTCATCGCTAGAGGATCATCCTAGTCGTCTTAACAAAGAAGGCATTCTTGAATCTGCAATGCAAGAAGGACTAGACGAGTTCTTTGAAGGTGTGCGTATGGCACTAGATGCTATGATCACATTCGGTGTTAAAGCAGTTCCAGAACGTTCAGATGTACTTACAGGACAGGGGCTTGATTGGCCTACATTTAAAGTACTTGCCGATCAATTGATCAACCGTGAGCTTACCGGACATGCTGCTCGTGATGCAATTGAACTTGCAATGAGTGTTGCTACCACAGCACAGTGGAACGGCTTTTATCGTCGTATCCTTATCAAAGACTTGCGATGCGGTGTAAGTGAAAAGACTGTAAACAAGGTTGCTAAAGACTTCCCGCAATATGCAGTTCCTGTGTTCACTTGCCAACTTGCACACGACAGCGCCAATCACGAAAAGAAGATGACTGGTAAGAAACAGATTGAAGTTAAACTAGATGGTGTTCGAGTTATTACTATTGTCCGTATGGACGGGCGTATTAATATGTTTAGTCGCAATGGCAAAGAATTTCATAACTTTGGACACATTATTAAAGAAATTGAAACTGTAGCTAAATTTGATCCACCGCCATATGATTTGGTTTTGGACGGAGAAGTAATGAGTGCTAACTTCCAAGACCTAATGAAACAGGTACATCGCAAGGACAATGTAACAGCAAGCGATGCTGTACTACATTTGTTTGACTGTGTTCCGTTAGATGAATTCCAAAAAGGTGTATGGAATAAGCCACAGAACGTCCGTAGTCAACTTGTAGTACATTGGGTTGCAAAACACCAGGCGTTCTTACAGCACGTACAAGCGCTTGAGTGGGAAGATGTTGACTTAGACACTGTAGAAGGTGAACAACGCTTTGTAGAGCTGAATAAAGCGGCTGTAGACGGAGGATATGAGGGTGTTATGATCAAAGATGTGGACGCAGGATATGAGTGCAAACGCAGTCATGCTTGGCTCAAAGCCAAACCATTCATTGAAGTAACATTAAGTATTACCAATTTAGAAGAAGGAACTGGACGCAATGAAGGAAGACTTGGGGCTTTTGTATGTGCTGGGCAGGATGACGGCAAGGATATACGTGTTAATGTGGGCAGTGGTTTTTCAGATGAGCAGAGATCCACTTTTTGGCATACTCGGGATTCTCTTATTGGTCAGCTTGTTGAAGTTAGGGCAGATGCTGTAACACAGAACCAAGACGGCACCTACAGTTTGCGTTTTCCGCGTTTTAAAACATTCCGCGGATTTGAACCTGGCGAAAAACTATGAAAGAAGTTGACAAGTTTTGCCAAAAGTACGATGCTTATGTGCGTGAAAGTAGTCGTATGCATCGCAGACTTAAACCAGTGTCATATGCTGTATGCAGTGACAGTGATCCTGAAATATTTGAAACTATGCCCATCACCGAAGTTAAATGTGTAGAAGTACACATGCCAGAGGATCGCTTCCGTGCTCTATTAGAACATGACAAATGGCTATACGACGCACGGACGAGCAACTACATTAAAGTCAAAGCGGCAGTCTATATTGTAGAACAGCATGATCGCGAAACTCGAATTAGACATGAAAACCCCGCGGCAAAGATTGCATACGATAAGTATCAAAATATTTTAAGATTAGTTGATAGTCATTACAGATGAAAGAACGTAAATTTATTGTATCCTGGGACTGCCTAGGATTTGAGTGCATTGTAGACTGTACTAGTTGGGAACGTAATTCTCTGCTAAACTCAATTGCGGGCAAAGAGTTAAAGCCTGCTCCTGTCAACCTACACGCAATGACAATGAGAGCTCGATATAATCCTCAGCGTAGTCCTGAAATTTGGTCGTTTACTACAGTTGACAGTATTACTGAAATTGAACTTAAAGAAATTGCAAAAGTTGATCCTCAACAACTTGTTAATTTGATTCGAGAGCGAGGCAACTGCCTGTACAATAGTCCAAAACAGAAAGCAATAATAGAATGAAAATTTATATAGATACAGAATTTAACGAGTTCAAAGGCGAGCTTATCAGTATGGCACTGGTTGGTGAAGATGGCAACGAGTTCTACGAAGTGTTGCACTGTGCTGATCCAAAAGATTGGGTCGCTGAACATGTTATGCCGTTCCTAGAAAAAGAACCTATCGAACTAGACGTGTTTCAAACTAAACTTCAACAGTTCTTATTCCAATATCACAGCATACATTTAATCTCCGACTGGCCAGAAGATATCAAACACTTCTGTGATGCTTTGATTACAGGGCCAGGCATGTGTTTAAACTATCCTCTGATTACTATGGAGATACGCAGAGATCTAAGCAGTGCAGACAGCAAAGTTCCACACAATGCACTGCACGATGCAAGAGCTATTGCAGATCAAGATCTGAGTAATAATTTCGGAGTTGAAGAATAAACATGAAGCTGGAATTTCCTCAAGGCGTGCCTGATGGGTGTACAGAATGGTTAAAGGAGCATGTAGGCTCAGGTGTGGATAATGCTAACGGAGTTGGCTTTGATGAGTGTGCGTGGTACTATGAGCGTAGGTTTGTGCCCTATGATAAACAGGTTCATGATGAACAGCCCACTGCTGGTGATTACATTCCCACAATCACTGTGAAAGATCCCAAGCTGGCTACTCTGTTTGCTCTACGATGGAGTGGACATGCTGTATAAAATGCCTAGCGAATTATATGCCAAAGTAACCAAACATCACTCTCTCGATGGGCTAGGAGTACATGCGGGTAGTGATTTTGATCTAGAAGATTTTGCTAAAATTATTAAGAAAACTTACGGCCTAAAAGATTTAGACCATTGTGAATTTCCAGAAGACGACAACGACCCTGCCTGGCTTACACCAGGAGGCGGAGAATTATATCACTATAAGATAGTGGATAAGAAACTATTTACTCTGTTTGCATTGAGGTGGAGTGGATCGTGAGAATACTGAAAAAAGAACTGTGGCCGCACTGTGTGAATCTTGATGTAGATGACACAGGAATTAAAATTGACAATGTTGAGATATGGTTAGGCAAACACTTAGGGTCATTTAAGGATCAGTGGAATGCTGTCTATTATTATAACAGCACCAACTTTTATTTTAAAGAAGGCAAAGATGCTACCTTGTTTGCCCTGAGGTGGTCATGAAATTTCGAGCCAAGGTGTCGGCAAGCCCTATGAGCCGCGATTGGGAACAACGCCTTGCCTGGTGCAGAAGCACATTTGGATCTGAGTCGCATGACCTATGGATGCCCAAGCATTGTTACGAGTTTAGATTTACCAACGAACAAGATTTGGCATTTTATCTATTGAGGTGGGCATGAAAGTTATAGAACGCAGCAACTATCCGGTTCAGATTGATTATTTCTTCAGTGAAGATAGAGATGCCACTTGGTTTACTCTACGATGGAGCGGGACATGATAATCAAGGTCCCTACTCACAGTCAGTTCAACTACGAAGTGTTGATTCACAAGGATCAGCACCAAGATGCTATGAAGTGGTGCGAGGAACAATTTGACACACGGTGGCAGGCGGTGGGCAATAGAGCCGGCATCTGGTGTGTATTCTGGGCTGGGAGAGATCATTTTGATCAGTATAGATTTTGTTTTGTGTATGAACAGGATTATGTATGGTTCCTGTTGAGGTGGAGTTCATGAAGTATAAAGGCAAGTGTGGTGGCATGTCACAGCAACAATGGGACGAACGTGTTGCATGGTGCGTACAGACTTTTGGACCTATGAGTCACTCAAGATGGTTTCCTAAACCTATATTTGAAATTCGCTTCGAACACGAAAAAGATCACATGTTGTACACTCTAAGATGGAGCTCATGAAATATAAACTAGTCAACGGCGAAGTTAGAGAAAAATATAAGCTACACGAATTTACTATGGGTGATATAGATGATATTGAAACTAGCTACTACAACTGCAAATGGCAACAGACTCCTGCGGGTAAATTCTGTATGGAAAAAGCCACAGAAATAACTTATCACACAATGCTCGATCACAATGTATCCGGATACCGTGTGGTTATCACAGGATATCTTAGTGGCAAACAAGCCACGTTCTGGGCTCTTAAAAAGAGTTGACATTGTAGCCTCTCGGCTATATAATAGTAACATAAACAGCAATAGGAGAGTTAGCATGGCAAAAAGCGTTGGTATTAAAATTCCAAAGAAAAAGGCCCGTTCGGCACCAGTAGTTAGACGTGGTGCAAAAGTCACGGGTCCAAGCTGGGAAGGTTGCGAAAATTGGAGCGGGTATGATTATCATGTTTTCCAGCGTCATTCTAAATCGTTTTACTATGACAACTATAAGTCCGCTGATTTAGAACCTGATTGCTGGGCGTGGATGAAAGAAAACGATTACACTGCTGAACAGATTAAATGTGCTCGTGCAGCTAAAGGTGCAGACAGCATTAGTGTTAATACTGCTATCTTGTGTAAATTGTTGCGCACTGGAATGATGGATCTTAATCCAAAGCATGCTGTACACTGGGATAGTTTGGCAGGCACAATAGGCCAAATGACGCCTGTAAGTGAGTATATTAAAAGAGTGCTAGAAAAAACAATCGTAGGCGGTGCTAAAGAAGTTGCTAAAGCAAAGCTAGACGAAAAAGCAAGTTCTAAAGTATATGTTCCCACTATCCAAGAGCGTATTACAGACCAAGCGCGAGCAACTGCTGAGCCAATTGAAGAATGGTTAGAAGGCTTTATTACAAACAAACCAGGCTTTGATCCAACAGGGTTTAACTTTAAAACACATTTTAGCAAAGCTGGTACTACGCAAGCACATGCTCGTAAGATGAAAACATTCTTTGAAAAAGAACTGTTAGATTTTGAAGAACTGGATCGTATGCCCACAGCTGGCCAGTTGAAAAAGATGGATGAGCTAGAAACAGACATGTGGGCACAGCTTAAAGAAGGCTACGCACATCTTAAGAAATCAGATATTGCAAAGTATACTAGTGCTATTGAAAATTTAATGCAAGCACTTGAGTATATCATTGATGCAGCCAAAGCAACTCGTGCTCCGCGTATTGCCAAACCTAAGAGTGCTGATAAACTTGTTAGTAAGCTGAAGTTTTTGAAGTTGGACGACAAGTATAAACTTGCAAGTGTTAATCCTACAGACGTTGTAGGAGCAAACGAACTTTGGACATTTAATGTTAAGACTCGCAAGCTGGGCAAGTATGTTGCAACTAACATTGATCCAACTGGAATGGGACGCGGTACCAGTGGCTTGCAGGTTAAAGGCACTACTATTACAGGGTTTAACGAAGAACTTAGTATTCAAAAGACATTGCGCAAGCCAGATGAACAACTTAAAGCGTTCAAGGCAGCTGGCAAAGTAGCGTTGCGTACATTCCTTGATAACATTAGTGCAGTAGATACTAGGATGAATGGACGTATTAACATCGATACTATCTTGCTTAAAGTATCATAATCTATAACTCATTGTGATAAATACTGTAACAGCAGGGATTTATCACAATGAGCGATATGGAAAATAAACTAATAGAAATGAGAAATGGCTTTGCTGCCGTAAGTGCAGCGGTAGAAGCAATATCTAAACAGCCTGCACCAAAGCCTGAAATACTTGATAGACAATTATCAGGTAATAAGATTAACGGTGGAACAATTACTAATTTTGCAAGTACTGGTATTAAAGATACTGCAACTGCACCAACGTTACTTGTTGGTAACGATGGCGTTACTGTTACAGTATTGCGTGTTAACACTATTGTTAACCCACTAACCATTGAAGGTAGTTTAACTGTTAAGGGTGAAATTACTGCAACTAAATTACACGTAGATGAGATTAGTGCTGATGTAAGAAACGAAAGAACAGGTCCTTTAGAATTCAAAGCAGAAGGTGGTAACATCTATAGCAAAGGATTAATTTGGACAGGTGCTGGAAATACTAGACAGTTAACTATGCAAGGCAGTCCGGACAGATTGTTTAGTAGTGAAACAATTGATGTTTCTAAAGGTAAGGAATATCGTATTGCTAATCAAACTGTAATAAGCGAAGACAGTATTGGGTTAGGAATTGTTAACAGTAATCTACAACGTGTAGGTACATTAGATTCGTTACGTGTTGCTGGCGCAGTCACCATCGACGAACATATCTTCTATGATGCTGATAGTATGCGTTTAGGATTAGGAATCAGTAGCCCAAATGGTGCATTTAGTATTGCTAGTTTAGACCACGAATTTTTAATTGATGCAACTGATGACTACCGATTTAAAATTGGTACTTGGACTACTAGTGGATTAGACATTGTTACTGACGATACCAAACGCATTAGTATTGAACCAAGTGGCGATGTTATATTTGCATCTAAAGCAGTGTTTAATGGTAAGATTGGTGTAGGTGTTAAAAACTTTGCAAGTGACGCCGACATTACTACTGCTGGACCAATACGCATGCAGGGTAAGAAATTTGAAGTAGGTACAAGCACACCAACTTCAGGTTCATACGCATTGGGTGATGTTGTTTGGAATAGTAGTCCAAAACCAACAGGATACGTAGGATGGATTTGTATTAGAGAAGGTACCCCAGGCGAATGGAAGCCCTTCGGCCAAATAAGTGCTTAATTAAAAGCACATTATTACACACAGTGTAGCGTCTATAAATACTTTATGGACGATAAAAAGAATCAAATTATTACTGAACAGGTAGAACGCTGGGACTTATACGCACGGTTAACTCCCACAGCATTCCTGCTGAGTAGTATAATACTAATAATATTTGATATTATTGATTTTGAAACTGCATTCTACGTAGGGTTGGTTGGATTTGCAATAACTGCTGTAGTATGGTGGTGGTGGGCAATCTTCACTATCAAGTACTTGATAACCACACTAAATAGAGCAAGTAAAAATCTACAAGAAGTTAATCAAGAAGTAAAAGCTATTACCCAAGAAGTGAAAAGCATTAGAGATGAATCTTAACAACTACGCATTAATAAAAGCAGCCACTAACATCATCAGTGGCTTTAGTATGGTAACACTAATTGTATTAGGAGTTGCCTATATGAGTTTTAAGAATTCTTTTGTATATCAAGACGTACAAATTCAAATTATTAATAATCCTGTTACAGGTGATAAAGATATTGAGTTTGCTATGATAGGATCAAAACGACACGACTGTGCAAGTACTAGAGTCTACGGAACTGCATACAGTGAAGATAATCGTGCTATAATTTTAGATCGCTTTTCAAAACAGTATATATACAATACGACCCCGGGTGATGCAATACCCAACAGCTGGAGCTTAGTAAAGCCTAAAGAGATAATTCCGGGGATGTATCGTGTGAGCATAACAGGCGAGTTTGTTTGCACTTACATAGTTTTTAAACAAGAAAAAATCCAATCCTACGATAACATATTGCTTATAGTAAAGTAAATATATATATGTATGTATTCGGCAATGGCGAAAGTCGCACCTCCATAAACATTGATGATTTAAGTGGCACCAAAATAGGATGCAATGCAATCTATCGCGACTATGCTGTGGATCATTTAGTGAGTGTTGATCGTAGAATGGTTAACGAAGCAATTGACAATGGTATAAACGATTATGCACTAGTATACACTAGAGAAGATTGGGTAGGTCATTACAACCAATTTAAACGGATTCGAGCTGTTCCAAAACTTCCCTATAACGGAACCGAAAGATGGGACGAGCCCTTTCAATGGGGCAGCGGACCTTACGCTGTATTGCTGGCTGCGAAGCTGTGTAAGGGCCCTACAGTGCGTTTAATAGGCTTTGACTTGTACAGCCCTACGCAAACTGTAAACAACGTGTACAAGGGCACTAGCAACTACGACGATGCAAACAAACGAGCAGTTGATCCTAGGTATTGGATACATCAAATTGGAATGGTGTTTAAATGCTATCCAAAAGTTAGTTTTGTTATACATAATGATGCGTTTGAATTACCAAACGCCTGGAAATATTCTAACGTAATGGTTGACAAGATAAGTAGTTTGTAATATAATGTATATTGTAAGAGGACTTGGTGTTCGTTCCCTCTATAAATATTCCGCACACTCCATTAACCTAGGAGTATAAAATGGCTTACTATTCAACAAAAACATACGGACATCAGATCGGGCTTAGTGCAGTGTTCCGTCAACCTAACGCAGAACATTCACACTGTCATTTGCTACATGGTTACAGTTTGGCATTTAAATTTACATTTGGTTGTAAAGAATTAGATAACAAAAACTGGGCAGTAGACTTTGGCGGGCTAAAACCTTTGAAGGCTTGGCTTGAAAATAGTTTTGATCACAAGACTGTAATTGATCGAGAAGATCCGTTCTTGTATAAATTTTCAGAACTTGAAGCAATGGGATTAGCAGAAGTTGTAGTAATGGACGGCGTAGGTGTAGAGAAGTTTGCAGAACATGCATGGCGTTTTGCAGATGCATTGGTTAAAGAAATGTCCGGTGGACGTTGCTGGTGTGAATCAGCAGAGTGTTCAGAGCATGGTGCTAACTCAGCAATCTACACACCTTTTGAAGTTCAAAAGATATTATTTGCAAATGGCTAAGATTGACAAGAGTCAATATTCCAAAGAGGAATGGCGCAGAATAAAAGAACAACGTAAGCAGGAAAAAGAAGCTAAACATCAATCTATTCCTGTTGAAATTGTTACAGTTCCTGCTCCGGTAACAGAAAATAAATTCTTTGTGCTATGCTTAAAACATGGCACAAAGTATTCTGCTGATTATGTTAATCGTTTGTACAATATGGTTAAACGTAATTGTAGAATAGATTACGAATTTGTGTGCATGACTGAAGATGCAAACGGATTAGATTCAAATATAAAAGTAATATCATTGCCCAAGGGATTATCAGGCTGGTGGTACAAGCCCTACATGTTTTCAAATGATCTCCCAATAAAGGGTACTATACTTTACATTGATCTAGATGTTGTAATTGCAAGTAATATAGATAAACTGTTTACCTATCAACCAAACCATTGGTGTACAATACGAGACTTTACTAGAGCAATGCGGCCTAAATGGCCAAAATATAACAGCAGTGTTATACGATTTAAAACTGGACAATTAAGTCATGTTTGGGAAGAATTTGATAAAGACAGAGTCAACATTCAGCGTAGACTGTTTGGTGATCAGGATTGGCTGTACGAAGCAACTAGAAGTCAGCAAGCAATGCTTTATCCAGATAGTTGGATATTAAGTTGGAAATGGGAAGTTCGAAAAACAAAAGAATTTTCGCCAGGCGGAACAAAAGGCAATCGTATATTGAAAACAATTGAAAATGTTACTCCAAGAGTAGAATGTTGCATAGCAGTATTCCACGGAGATCCTCAACCACATAATTGCGAAGATTCATGGGTGGTAGACAATTGGAGATAGTATGCTACTAGGCGTAATTGATGTTAAACACTACACAGACACACTGTTTAGAATACGTGTTGAACGGCCGTCAACATACAGATTTACAGCAGGTGAGTTTGTAATGATAAGTATGGAAGGTACACCTAAACGGGCATACAGTATATCAAGCGGACCGTACGATGACTGGATTGAATTTTACAGTATCAAAGTACCAAATGGCCCACTTACTAGCAAGTTACAAAATATACAAGTAGGCGATATGCTAGAAGTGGGAGAGAAACCAACTGGCACATTATTGCTTGCTAACTTAGAACTAGGCGGGCACTTAGTAATGATGGCAAGTGGCACAGGCATTGCTCCGTTTATTAGTATACTGCGTGATCCTGAAACATACGACTTGTTTGAAAACATAACAGTGACATGGACAACTAGATTAAATGCCGAACAAGATTGTTACAGAGACTTTTTAAACGAAATGCCTATTAAATATATTAGCACAGTGACACAAGAAGATGCCAAACTAAAAGGACGTATTCAAAAATTTATGGAGGACGGGACTGTTAAGATTGACGATCCGTCTTTTCAACGTGTGATGTTGTGTGGCAGTATAGGATTTAACAACGACCTAAAAGAACATTTTAGTACATTAGGATTTTGTGAAGGCAGTAAAAAGACACAGGGTACGTTTGTGCAAGAGCGGGCGTTTGTAGGTTGACAAACATTAAAAAGCGTGTTATACTATTTGTAAGATGGTATAAAAAGCTGAGCCCAAAATACGGTTGGTGGGCAAGCTGGCAATACGCACTACACAATTCAGGCACACATTTGCTAAACGGTGATTATAGATATCCTACTAATTGGCAAGAACTTAAGGCACAAGGCAAAAAATATGACAAATTCGACTATTAAACGTATAGGCTGGGCATGCAAATACATGCACCCAGATCAAACTCAACCTAAAAAACTTCTAGAAGAAATTCAGCGGCCACTAAATACTAAGTCAACTACTGTACAATGGCTTAACCGTCAAACTAAAGAAGTTGCAGAGCAACGGTTGTGGGATATTATGCAACACAACATTGCAGCTTACGGGAGATTAATTGAATATGTTGGTAGCTTACCTGAAGGTCTTAGAATGGTTAGACTCGGCAGCGATTGTCTTCCTGTTTACACTCAGCAGGATTGGCGGTACTATTGGAGACTACCAGACGTTAGGGCCTATTGTGAAAGAGAGTTTGCCAAGGTGGGCGAGACTGCTCGTAGGCTTGATGTACGTTTGTCTATGCATCCTGGCCAGTTTACTGTACTTGCTAGTGATGACGCTGGCATAGTAGAGCGGAGTATAGAGGAGTTTGAATATCATGCAGATATGGTACGCTGGATGGGCTACGGCAAGACCTTCCAAGATTTCAAATGCAACGTGCATATCTCCGGTCGAAAAGGCCCCGAGGGTATCCGACAAGCGTTACGCCGACTTTCACCTGAAGCAAGAAACTGCATCACAATCGAAAACGACGAAAACAAATGGGGCATTGATTCAAGCCTCGAACTTGTCAACGATTGTGCCCTTGTACTTGATTTACACCATCACCTGTGCCGTGAAGGAGAATACCTTTACCCCTCCGACGATAGATTTAAACGTGTAATTGATAGCTGGCGTGGTGTGCGTCCTGTGATTCACTACAGTTACAGCCGTGATACAGCACTACCTGAAGGATTTGCACATGATAGTATGCCTGACTTTTTTGCATTACTAGAAGCAGGTCATAAGAAGGCAAAACTACGTGCGCACAGTGACTGGTATCCTAATCCTCTTGTAAATGAGTATGCGTTATCGTTCCTTGAATACGCAGATATTATGGCGGAGAGTAAATTTAAGAATTTAGCATCAATAGAGTTATATAACTATGCCAATACCAGAAAAAATAAGCATGGGCTTGCCCGATCAATGGATGTTCAACAAGAGACGAATACATCAAGAGCAGAAGCTCTCGTTGTTACCTAGACAGTGTTATCTATCTGGGAAATATATTTGGTTCAAACGTTGTGAAGTTGTAACAAGTATGGTAACAGGGCCAGGAGAAGCCTGTTTTGAAACCTACTGGTGCGATCCCAAAGAATTCCTGTTACACGAATTAAAGAGGTAAATAAAATATGAGCTACTTAAATCAAATGTACGGGCGCAAGCCACAATCAGCGTTAACACAGTCACCTGATAAGAATCCTAATCGTGTTAGCGGCGGCTTGAAAGCACAAGGCGGTGATCACTTTACTATGATAGCCGAGAACGGTATGGAACAACAGATTCCTACACAACGCTATGTACAGAGTTTGGAAGAGCAGTCAAGAAAACAGCGAGCAGCTATAACCGTCCTAGAACGTAAGCTAACTCGCTGTGAAACTGCAATTGAACAGTTAAAGGGTATGATTAGACCTTCTTAGGCTTACGTCTAGATTTTTTAGGCGCAGTTGGTTTAATTGCAGCAGGCTTTTTAGAAGCAGTCTTTGGTGCTGCTTTTTTTACGTCTGCTGTTTTTGGTTTAGCTACTTTAATTACACCCATACCTTCTACTGCAATCATTCCAGTGTCAGTTGGAAACGGCCAAGCTGCTTGCGGGGTCAAGGGTGTCTCGGTAACTAGAGTTTCAACAACTGGTTCTTCAACAACTGGCTCTTCAACAACTGGGGTAGGAACTACAGTTCCTGTGAATAGATTTTTAATCCAATTAATCATGATATTTTCTCCTTAGGAGTAATATTTAATAAATACTTGCAATGGGAGATACAAAAATGGCAAGAAATAATAGTTCGGGTTATTCAGGAAAGTTAGTACTTGATAAAATAGTCGGTATTCGACACGATCTAGGTCAACGTGCTACTCCTATTCGAAGTCTAGTAAAACCAGACACATCGTTACCTGTTCCGCTAAAATCTATGAAAACTGTTGCTAACGTAACAACAGACGGCTTGAAGAAATAACAAGGAGAATAACATGTTACAAAAATGGATTACTGCTAGACTTAAAGAACGTACTACACTTGACGGTGCTATATTAATTGGTGCCGGCATTGCATTTTTAAACCAATTGCTAGTTTAGTAGCATATGCTGCTATTGGCTACGGCGCTTGGACTCTTTGGAAAAAAGAAGACTAAAGTTTCCCAATTGGTCTAGAACTGCTAGCACTCATATTCCAAACTTGCTTGCGTTCTACACCCTTTCTTTGGGCAAATTTCTTACTATCGCAGGTATTACATACGTGAAAGTAGTTATTACTTAATCTCTTAGGATTCATACTTCCTCTCGGACGCACAAATTCTATATCACAACTATCACACCTAAATACAGCATAGGTACATATGCGAGTATAAGGATGCTCTGTTCCTAATTTGCTCTTACGAATGTGCCAAGTTTCTTCTTTAAATTCTTTTATAAACATAACTATATTTACATTAAGATTATAAAATTAAATAATAAATACATACATATGGATAAACTGGCTCAGCCAGCAATTTAACGGAGCATAAAATGGCAAAACAAGATGTAAACATTGGTGTAGAAGGTAATGACGGCACAGGCGATAGTATTCGTGAGTCGTTTCGCAAAGTAAATGAAAACTTCCAAGAGATTTACGCAGTATTTGGTCAAGGTGGCCAGATTGGATTTACTACACTAGGTGATACTCCAAACACTATTGAATCAGGGCAAATTATCACAACAAATAGTGCAGGTACTGGAATTATATACAGTACTATTGGTAGTAACAGCGACCTTGATGTAAATGCAACTGATAGTATCGCAGTTGATGTAGTTAGTGTTCCAGGAAAAATTATATTATCAACAACATTTAGTGCTCTTGTTGATGACAACGTTAATCCTACACTAGGCAATCATCTTTCAGCTGCAAACTTTGCTATCGGCGGTGTTGCTGTTTCAGAAAGTGCTGCAACTGCACTTAATTCGCAACTAGGAAGAACTACTAATTACACTATTGATGATTTAGTTATTACTAAAGGTTACGCAGATAGACGTTATATCACTAGTGGCTTGCCTGTGCGTGTTGCAGCAGAGCCAGCAACAAATACACAATATACATTAACAATTACAAACTACATAGACGGAAACCTGTTTATATCAGGTCACGGTTATGATAGTGGTGCTAACGGTACTGGGTTTATTTTTAATGCAGAAAATACTGATCCTAACAATCTCACAAGCGGTGTAACTTACTACATACGTTATGTAAATGATGATCAACTTGCTCTATATGCTACAGCAGAGCAAGCTTCTACAGAAAGTACGTTAGAAGCTGCAACTAACAAACTCAGTATATCAGGAACTATTGCAGTAAGTGATTTACACACAGTTGTAGATGCAGGGTACGATGTTACGCTAACAGGAAACTTCTTAGCAGATATTGCAATGCCTAGAACTAGTATCACTAGACGTCAAGGTGATACTATGACCGGGGCGTTGTTTTTACATGATCATCCGGGCGACTTAGCCGGTGATGGTGCGCCCAATGGTCCAGAAGACCTACAAGCAGCAACAAAGTATTATGTAGATAACACTGCATACTCAAGTCCAGAAGTATTAAATGTTAGTACCATTGGTGATGATACTATGCAAGGTGTTCCCAATGGTAAAGAAGGTACATCGTCAACATATGCATTTAGAACTATTAATGCCGCTGCACGTAAAGCAGCAGAATTAATTAGAACTGCACCAGAAGAACCTGGACCATATTTCCAAACATTAACACATTCGGCATTCACTACTCCTGCTGTAACAATTAGTTCAGGTGTGGAAAACGGTGTAAATATAATTACAAGTGCAACGCTAAGACTAAACAAAAAATATCTAATTTCAGAAGTATCTGGATATCTTGCTTACACTTATCCAAATTTTGTTTATACTGTTGCTACATGCGAAAGAGATTTAGGGCTAATTATTGATAGTCTTAGAATTGATGCTGAACGTGGTAACAACGCTAACTATCTATCAAGGACAGCGGCTGAGCGCTACTACTCAAGTGTAAGTGGTAGAATTGCTGTTAGTTCACAATTAGAACAAACTAGTGATAGTTTTGCATTCCTGGGAACATTAATTACTAGTTCTATTCTACAAAATACATTGTACAATCAAAAGACTATACAAAGCATAGTTCGCAAGGCTGGAGATGTTCCTTCACTAGTTACTACTACTACTAATCACGGATTACAAGATGGAAATATTGTAGTGTTTGATACTATCTCAGGCATGACAGAAATTGAAGGTGAATTTGCATATGTAAAAGTTGTTGATGCGAGTAGTTTTGAATTGTATGCAGACTTTAACCTAATAACTAACTTTGATAATAGTGCATATACTCAGTTTGTAAGTGGTAATATTGGACTGAGATATCAAACTAAATTTGCACAAGACATAAGTCAAACAACTGTATGGGATGGCAGTGCTGGCGGAGCTGAGCCAAACGGAGCAGCATCAATTACTGCAAATGTAGGATTGTTAAGAAATATCATTACTAATGGTATTGACTCACCTACAGCGGCAGACGTTGCATTTGGTAATAGATATGCTCTTGAACTTACAAATAGTACTGCTGGTGAATTAGATCAAACATCAACCGGCAATGTTGATGCTATACCTGGTAAAGTGTTAAGAGGTAAACGCACAGCAGCAATTGGACGTATTGTTACGTATACACAAGATACTGCCTCAACTACCTTCTTTATGCAATTATTATCACCTATAGAGTTTGATACAGGTGAAGAAATTGAATTAGGTAATTATGTTAAAGCTAAACAGGTTCTTATCAGAGTTGAAACAGGTATTTACGAAGAAGACTTTCCGATCAGAATTAGTAAAAACATATCACTAAAAGGTGACGAATTTAGACGAGTAATTATTCGTCCGAAGCGCAGACAGTCTCAAAGTGTGTATGCTGATACATATTTTTATAGAGATGCAACATTTGACGGATTAACTGTAACAACAACCGGCACACCATTTGTTAACCAAACTGGTGTAACACAAGGTTATTTTGGTCGACACTACCTTACTGATAATACTAAGCCATCAAATGTCGGAGCGACATTTACTAATCTAGGAAAATATCTTGCTGCTAGTGAAATTGTCAAAAGTAACAAAGAATTTATACAAGATGAGGTAATTTATTTTATTGAAACTACGTATCCTTCGCTGGTTTATAACGAAACAACCTGTCGTAGAGATACTGGATATATTGTAGACGGTATTGTTAAAGACCTATTAAAGGGCGGTAAAGAATTTGCTCTTGAAAATCAAGGTCAATATTGGTCAGGATATGTAAGTTCAGGGTTTGCAGGTCAAGAAATTGAAACAGCAGCAGCGATTAATTACATATCAACACTTACTGCGCAACTACTTATAGGAGTTGCTCCTACAAAGAATCTAGGCACAGATTATGATCCAGATATAAGTTTAGGAAAAGCTGAACCAGATTGGGCTGCAGGTGTTAGCTACCTGCAAGGAGCATTTGTTAAAAAAGGAACGCTATATTACAGAGCATTAAGAACTCACAAATCAGTAGCCGGCGACGAAAATACTGATAATCTAAGTGCAACATTTGGACAATTAACAAATACACTGCTGTGGGCACCAGTTATTAGTAGTGTTAGTGTAGTTGGCGAGCTAGTTAACGTAGTTGTATTTGCATTTGATGTAAATTATAATCCACCTAAGCGAAATGACGAGATGGATGTGTTCTTGATGGATGACGCAACTATTATTAGAAATGTTACTGTACAAGGTCACGGCGGATTTATGTGTGTCCTTGATCCAGAAGGTCAAATTCTAACTAAATCTCCATATATCCAAACAGCATCAAGTTTCTCAAGAAGTGAAAATAAGAAAGCATTCCGTGGTGGTATGTATGTTGATGCGTTTGCTGGTAATATACCAATGCGTGTACAACAAAGTTCAGGCAGCTATACCGATGCAAACGGTTCAATAGGACTAAATGCATTAACTCTGTATGTTGAAAGTCAAGATGTTGGTGGCCAAGCACAAGGCCTTAAATTAAGATTACCCGAACTGCCTGCGCCGTTCTACTACAAAGGCCAGCGTTACCAAGTTAACGCTATATCAAACTATGACAGTGCCTTAGGTAGAGCAGTTATATATCTTGATCCAGGTTCAAATAGTGGTAACGGTTGGAACTTTGTAGGTGCCGATGATATAGGTGATGTAGGCCACGATCAAGATGATGTTATACAAGACATATTCTTACAAAGTGCAGGTAACAGAAGTATACTCGGTAACGACTTTACACAAATTAACGACTTAGCATACGGACTTGTAACTAATAACGGTGCGTTTTCTGAGATGGTTAGTATGTTTACATACTATTGCCATGTTGCATATTATGCTGCAAACGGTTCAGAAATACGTTCGCTCAACGGTTCAAATGGTTATGGTAACTTTGGTTTAGTTGCAGAGGGTGCTGATCCAAACGAAATTCCAGATCAGGTTACTATTGCAAGAAATATGGTGCAACCTGTTAAAGCATTTACATATGGCGGATATACTAACGCATCAGGAGATACTGCAATTACTGTCTATGACTTTAAAGAAGCACCAATGAAAAATGCGTTTGTATACATCAATCATGGCGGAATTGTAGGTGCATTAAACTATAGAATTACTAATATACAAAACTTATCAGACCCTACTAACAGCGGTACTACTGGAGTAGGCGGAGCAGTTGTAGTTACTGGTATTGAATCTGTTGATAATTCAAGTATTACTGGTACTCCTGGGCCCAACGGTGTGTATACTCTTGTTGCACAAAAGTCAACAAGTGGTAGTGGTGCAGGTGCAGTGTTTGCTATTACAGTAACATCAGGAACTCCAGTATTTACTGTAACTAATGTAGGTGAAGGATATAATATTGGAGACACAATAACAATATCAGGTGCTAATATCGGCGGAGTAGATGTAACTAACGACTTAACTATTCCAGTACTGTTAGTATACACTGCTACGCCAGGACAATTTAGTAATGAAGTTTATAGACTCACTGTTCAAGAAGCAGGATCAAATACAGATTTCTATCCAGACTTGCAAGACGGACTAAGTCACAGTTCTATATTTGAATATAGACACGGAGAAAATGTTATACTTGGTAATGTAGATACTAGTGACATTACTTCACGTCCAAGTACTGCTATTAACTTTGATGAAAGCGATACTGTTACCTATAGAAGTACAGGTTTTACTACAAAAGATGATCAAAATCAAGACTTAGATGCTAATCAAATTAAAGCTACATTTGACATTGATTATAGTTATGTTGTTGCTACTATCAATTATATAAACATTGGTACTGCTGCTCCAGCCGGCGGTGGCACACTTGGTAACGCAGTATCTGATACGTATCTTGCAGTTGAGAAGTTAACTTCAATAAATGCTACACGAATTGTTCAAGATGCGACAGATGCATCAAATCAAACAATATTAAATCCAGGAGACCTTGGATATAATGGTGGTATGGTTTTTGCATATGGCGGTAGAACATTACAAGTAATTGAGTATAATCCAATTACTACCGGTGATATTACTGGTATAACCAGTGCAACTCCAGTGGTAGTTACAAGTGCAAGTCACGGGTTAAGTAACAGTGACAGAATAGAATTTGAATCAATTGGTGGCACAACTGAATTAAACGGCAATAGTTATTATGTAGGTAATGTAACTACAAATACATTTGCATTGTTTACTGATGATGTATTATCAAATCCTCTAGATGGTACACAATTTACAGCATATACCACTGGTGGACGTTGGATTCCTACTGACAGTGTATGGTATATTAATACACAATTAGTTTCAAGTACAGATGTTAATGGTTCAGGAGCTGCTGGTATTAGACTAGTTCCAGTTGCTGAAAGAAATATTTACTGTGGTCTAGTAGCAGGATCAACTGCTGAGATTACAGTTGCTATATCGTTACTCCGTGCAACAGGACATGATTTTACTGAAATTGGTACTGGCGGATTTAACACTAGTAACTATCCTAACGTACTGTTAGGTGCACCAGTTGGTGGCGCAGCGGCAAAAGCAGGAGCATATACTAACGAAGATAACGCAACATCTGCGCAAGTATGGGAAAGACGTAAAGGTAGAGTATTCTTTATCAGTAGTGATAACGACGGATTCTTCCGTGTAGGTAAGTACTTTGTCGTTGACCAATCAACTGGTAGTGTTACATTTGCTGGAGATGTTGGTATTTCAAGAGCAGCATCATTGGGCTTTAAGGAAGGTGTTACAATTAGCGAGTTCTCCAATGACGAATTGTTTATTGACTTATCTGACACTGCTGTTCCTACAGAAAAAGCCGTTGCTAACTATGTAAGTCGTAGACTGGGTCATAATGGCAGTGCGCAACTAACTGGTACAAGTAGATTTGCTCCAGGCTTCTTAGCACTAGACGGATCAACACCTTTAGAAGCTAACTTAAATGCTAACAGCAAGCAAATTAAAAACTTGCTAGATCCTACAGATGATAATGATGCAACTACTAAAGACTACGTTGTTCAAGCGGTTAGTAGCTACGACGAATTAGACGATTTAAGAAACGTTACAATACATGCAGTTGCAGCCGGTAATGTTGCTAAACAACTATTTGTTCCAACAGGCAAGCGTAGATTGCTAACAGATCCAGAAACTCCAGGATTGTTTACCGTTGGAGGAACTATTACCAACGGTACTGCACAAGGTACAGTAGTAGCACTTGAGTCTAGATTTGATAAAGTGTTAAACAAAAATGTAAGAGTTATTACATATACATTAACTACTGCAAGCGAGTTTAATACCACAGCAAGTCCAATTAATAACGGAGTTGTTGGCTCGTCAGGTGCAACAACAGCAGTTGTATTAGAAAATCCTGTAGATGAATTTACTAACGCAGTAGAATCAACTACTAGTGATATTAATATTACTGTAACTCGTAGTAGTACAAATACTGAAGTTAATTTACAAATTGAGCCGCAAGCAATTATCAACAGCGATGTTAATGATACAGCGGCAATTGCTCAAAGCAAACTAGCAATGAGTGCTGCTACTACTAGAGCTAATGCTACTGGTATTGCACAAGTTGATTTAGGACTTGCAAGTTTTGATAGTGCAAACTTTGAAATTACTAGCGGCTGGGTTGGTATTAAAGACCAAGGTGTTGGATTTGCCGAGTTACCGGAAATTGCTACTGACACTGTTATTGGTCGCAGTGCTGCTGGAACAGGTGATCCGAGTGCAGTTGCATTTAGTACAGTAATCGACGAAGGCGGCGGCTTAGCAGATGGCGACTTTGCATCAGTTATTGCTTATGGTTCACCAAGAAATGATCCGGGTCAAGTACTTGTAAAAACTGCAACCGGAGCATATACTACTAGTGAAATATCATACGACAACGAAAACACCAGTATTGCAAAACGTGATAATACGGGTAGACTACAAGCTACTGCATATGTTATTGGTGGTACAAGTACATACGAAATACTAGCAGAAAGCTCGGGTACACTGTCGTTTAAAACTCCTGCACAAGGAGTTATTTTAACAGCAAGTGGAGCAAGTAAACCACAAATAAACACTGGCGGTAATATTAAAGTTGGCGATATGGCAGTTGCTCCTACTGAGAGTACTTTCCAGGCAAACAGTGCGTATGGTAGCATAGGTGGTGGTGCAGGTGCTGAAACTAGTGCAATATCATCACGCTGGATTTACAGTAGCTTTATTGAGGCGCCAGGTGAGAAAGATGCAGCAGGTACAGGTATTGGACTAGGTGCTGGTACTGGATTTGCTGGTGGTGGTGCAGACGTTATTACATTTGTTACTGGCGGTTCTGTTTACGGAAAAATAAGTTCAGTAGGATTTACAGGAGCAGTTGTAGGTAATGTAACCGGTAACGTAACTGGTAATGCTGGTACAATTACAAGCCAAGCAAACTCAGCTACAATTACAGCAGCATCAACAAACGTTGGTAGCACAATTGTATTGCGAGATGCAAGTGGT